TCAAGCTTCTTTTTTACTCTTAGAGAGAGTCTGTTTTGCCGCCGCTACGTATTCGACAAACACAAACTCCTTGCTTTGGTTCCACTCGAGAGGTTGCCCGACCTTCTCATGTAGTTCTTTCATTATCAGAATCTCTAAGAATCTAGCTCCTAGGCCGAAAATCTTCTCAAGTCCCTTCACAAAATCTTCAAGGTGATAAGGAATGTCGTTTTTCGCTATTTTGAATTTGCTTTCAAGGTGGAAGTAAATTGACTGTCTAGCAGATTCTCCTAGAGAAAGTAATGCGTCATCCACTGCTTCAAGCAAGATTTTCTCGAAGGCTTTTTTTGCCAACTTCTAGATTCCTCTAATGGCGCCACTCAAGCAAACTACGCTAGTAATGGTATAAATAAATCCCTTATGAATTTTTAAATTTAATCCCCAATTGCGTTTGTTTCGATTTGAACTTCGAATCAGAGTGTCCTCGTCTAAAAAATTGAAGAGGTCAAGCCTTACTGCTGATTCTGTGAATACGTTCCGCCACTAGACTAAGTTCTTTTGCATAATCCATTAATGCCATTCGCAGGGTTTCGCTCTCGCTGATCCCAAGCCTTCTCGCTAGCTCGTCAAGAATTTCCTTCTGCTCCTTGCTCAGAATCACTTTGACTATGCATTTCCTAGGCATATCAAACCACTTTTTGGGGTTTAGCCCACTCTGAGGGCTAGTGTGCGGGCATATCCAACGGCTTCTGCGATGTACAATTTGGCTTTTCATTTTCCTTGCATATTAGGTTGGTGTTAGTTGTGCAAGGCTGGTGTAGAATTGCCATGGGAAGAAACTGAGGTTTACATTCGCAGCGGACATCGAGATCCAGAAGAGTTTCGATCTGACAGTTTGAGAACTATTGTTTTGAGCGAGGAAGAAGGCATTAAGGCGGTCATTGGCAAATCCAAGGGCAAAGACAGTATGGAGGTGCAGAGTTATCTTTTCAGCAAGGATAAGGGTTGGACAGTTGACAAGGCTAAGGCTTGGTTTGAAAAGCACCACAAAAGTGAAGCCGTGCATCAGCTCTTTTCAGTTATCTTGCCTCTACGCGTCTTGGAAAAAATCGTTGATAAACCCCTAAGAATTCGCGGCATAGCCCTGACTGCTGGCATAAGCCGAAACTTCAACATTTACACGCCTGAAGAACTGCATGGGTTCGCCAAAAGACTTGTTTCGGCGCCAGTCTATGTTGAGCACGTTGCTGTTCCGAATGCTACTGGGAGGATAGTAAAGGCTGATTGGGATGGTCGGAACCTTTGGTATGAAGCGGAAATCGATGATGAAGAAACAGCAGAGAAAATCCGAAAAGGCTTGATTAAGCACGTAAGCGTTGGAGCAGACTATGAGACCGTTGACATTCTTAACGGAAAAGTACCGCATGGTCTTCACAATGCAGAATTAAGTCTTGTTGCAGTGCCTGGCATACCAGAAGCAAACATCCAAATAATGGAGAAACTACAAGGCAAAGAACAGGCTTTTGAGCCTATAACTGCCAGCGAGTACATCCTTGGCTTTTATCAAGACGCTTCAGCTTTCCTGCCTGAGCATTTCAGTACAGTCTGGCTTGACAGGGAAGACGGTGTCCTAGCAATTGTTGGAAAGTTGCGAGCTGAACCTGACGCTGAAAGGGTTCAGAGCATCTTTTTTGCCAAGGAAAAAATGTGGGATGAGAACAAGATTCGTGACTGGCTTCTTCTGCATCCTCACTACATGACTCCAACAGGCGTTTCTGCTTCCCTGCAGACACTGCTTGAAGAACATGAGAAAATAAGCAACAGAAAACTTGTCGAACGCGTTTGGACGCGCAGCTATATTAGCAGCCTACCAGACTCGGCTTTCGCAATCGTGTATAAAGAGAATGACAGAGTTGTCAGAAAGTTTCCACACCACAGTGCAGATGGCAACATTGACCTGCCACATCTGAGAAACGCAAACGCTCGACTGCCAAAAAGCGACGTTCTAACCGAGTACAAGCAAAGGGCAATGAGGCATCTTGCCACACACAAAAGAAAACTGGGGATAGGAACTTCGACGGAAGAGGAAAAACTTCTTGAACAGGAAGGAGAAGACAAAACAGCATCGGTCAAGCTTGAGTTTTCATCAGAACCTACCATAGATGAACTTATCGCGAGCGTTGAAGATGTTTTAGAACAAATCTACGATACTATTGAAACAATAACAAACCGTGTTGACAGACTCGAGAAAACCAGCTACAAGGGAAAAACCGGCAACATCACAGAGGGAATTGTGAAAAATTCGAAAACTACAGTTTCCGTTGTTGAAGCCATCAGAATGATTCAAAATGTTCTTCCAAGCCCAATGGTTGAGCGAAGCTGGGGCTTCGGACCTCAAAGGCTCTGCCAAGAACTTCGAGGCGTCATCTTTAAACTGCGAGGGGAGATTGAGGAAAATGAGCGATGAAGAAACGCATCCTTATGACTTGGCTAAGAGAGATGTCCTTTCGAACGAATTGCTAACGAAGTGGCTCGTTGACCTCGAAGAGCGGGTTCGCAAACTCGAGGCTTCATTGTCACCCCGTGTGACTTGGGAAGTAAGTCAGGCTGAACTGGCTGAACCCGAAAGAGAATATGAGGAGTGATTTTTATGGCTGATAACACTGGCAAAACTTGGATAAGTATAGGCGAAACTGACGACCCAAACGTCATTATCGAAACTATTGAAGCAGGCGCAGCTATCACAAAGGGTGACCCTGTGTACCTCTCGGCAGATGACAAGGTCAGCCCCGCAACTTCAGCCCAAGACTGCATAGGCATAGCCGTCAAAAGCGTGGCTTCTGGCGACCCATGTCCAGTTCTGGTTCGTGGAAGGGTCAAAGCTAAGGCTGGGGGCAATATAACCCGAGGGAAAGCAGTCTACGGTGCAGACTCAAACAACAGGATACTTCAGCTCACAGACCAAGCTGTAAACGAAGGCGGCACAGGCACATACACGATCTACTACAATCGCAAACTTGGAACAGCCCTCGAATCCGCTTCAGCTGCAGACGATCTGATTTTCATTGTCGTAGGGAAGTGATCTGCATGAAGCCCAAGCTTTTTGAGAGCCTTATACGGTCGGACCTTGAATTCGGACAGTTCATGGAAAATCTAAAACACAAGGCATTCGCTCACCCATTTCTGAAGCGCTACTGTGAAGCTGGCGTTAAAGAACACTTGTTCAGCGATATGGCGGGCGCACTAGGGCATATGCATGACACTCTTGTGGAAGCTGCCAATCCAGAGATGATAGGGAGGGACATTATTACAGTTAGGCCAACAACAGAGACTATGGAGAGATTCCCTCTTGACGACAAGGCTGTTGCCTACCGTTATGCCGAAGGTGCATTTGCAAGATTAAGTGGAAAGAAAATCAGCACAGTTGATGTGTACACAAATATCATAGCACAAGCCGCTGAAGTTTGGACACGTGAGTTCTTGGAAGATGCCACGTGGAATGTTATGGATAGTATGACAGAGAAGGCTGGAATAGCTCTAGGCGAAAGTGAAACAAACAAGATATTAGACTTGTATGGAGCAATTGCAAACGCAGATTTGGCTGGCGGAGCGCCAATTGACAATGCAGGAGCAGCCCTTAACTGGACAGGATTACTTAAGCTTCATAATGCCGTTAGAGGCGAAAACTGGCGTCCTACAGTTCTTGCAGTAAACGAGATTCAGTTGCATCAACTTCTAAGCGACGACAAATTCATCCATGCACAGTACCTTCCAGCAGAACAAGTTGACTTGGAACGCGGCATTATCGGTAGCGTTCTTGGCATGAAGGTTATGGCTAGTACCCTAGTGCCCAATGGAACAGCCTATGCCATAGATACCCGCGTGGCGGCAGTCATGCTCCTGCGAAGAGACGTAACGGTTGAAGACTGGGAAGACCCAAAAACCAGTGAGTTCGGAGTTAGGGCAACAACAAGATTTGGTCTAGGGATCTTACGAAGTAAAGCGGTGGCCAAAATGACTAACATAAGCACATCGTTGTAGGCACAACCACCTTAGGTCTGGTTAGATAGAAATGACAAAGTACGAAGGAAAATGTCCCAGTTGCGGAAAATCACATTACTCGAACTGCAAAGGCGACACTATCATCTGCGACTGTTGGCAATATTGCCAAACATGCGGAGCCGAAATGCAGACATATACAGCTGACTTAACGCCTAAGACCTACGGCATAGACGACAAAAGAGAACTGCAAATTCTGATGGTTTGCACCCGTCACTCTCCCCCTTTTTATAGCACACAAAAACCCGCGGAGGTCGTTTGCACATGAGAAGATTGCATGAACGATTAGGCTTGGCAAAAACGGTTCTGAACGAGCTTAGAAGACAATCTTTAGGCAGATCTGAACTTGAAAAGAGAACAGTCAGGAAAAGCGGCACACACGCTACTTTTGAAGGAATATTCCGCTATCTTGTCAGAAACGGTTACGTACAGAAAAGCGAATCGAAACACCGTTCTCCATACATGATTACCGAAAAGGGGCTTAAACTACTGGAGGGCCTATAGTTGAACAGCTTTTTGAAACATCTAGCTGAAGCTTTCTTCATCAAGAGGAGAAGTGGCTTTGCCTTCCCGCAAGCAACGGTAATCTATGAAACACCAAGCATCCCACTGGCTGACGTGTTAAAGCTTTATGAAAGAGACCCGACGTGTAAGGCGAGCGTTGATCTGCTCGCAGCTTCCGCGGTAGGCACGGGCTTCTACACAACGGTCAGTGGGCAATACGAGCAGGCTGCTGAAGCTAAATGTATCATAGACCAATTTAATGAAACAGTGAACTTGGATGCGATGCTTTGCGACATGGCACGAGTTCTAGTTGCCTGCGGAAACGATTTCTGGCTCAAAATCACACCTGAAAGGCTGACAAATCTGCATAGGCTTCCCATAGAAGCCCTTGAACGCATTGAACAAAGCTACATACAGAGTAGCCTAAAGATTCCTTATAGGGTCGAAGGATACAAGCTAAGGCAAACTTACGGCGGAGAAACCCTTTCACCAGAAGCCTTGATCCACTGGCGAATAAACTCCGTAGGCTTGTCGGGTTTCGGAACTGGCGTTTTGCAGGTTCTTTTGCACTCGCTTACTTTTCAATCTGATAAGCGACCTGCCTATGCATGGATGAAGGCCAAAATAGAGCGTATAATGCCGAAAATTTTTGAGAAGTATGCTGGTCCTGACGTTTTGGCCTTGCTGGAGAGGGCGGATGAGGAGACTATTCAAAAGTTTGAAAGAGCCATCAAGAGTCGCTCTGAAGAAGGAGCTTGGCTGTTTTATAGCGGGAAAGGCGACATACGCCCTGTAACACTTGACCCGCGTGCTCGATTCGAATATTATGTTGACCATCTGATAAACCAGTTTTACCTCGGATGCGAAACACCTCTGCCAAGGCTTTTCAGCACGCCTGGCTTCACTGAAGCCTCAGCAAAAGCAGCTTTAGACCTGCAAAACATGCTTATCAAGCCCATTCAGCGCTACATCAAGCGACAAGTTGAAAGAGAAATATTCAACGTAATTTTGACTGAAGCTGGATTTGAACCAGAAAAGGCTCAGGCTCGTCTGAACTGGGGAACTCCAAAAACTCCAGAGATAAGTATAGCGGACATGTTGAAAGCCGCTGAGTTAGGGCTGATTCGCCAAGACGAGTTTCGCAAAAATGCTGCAAGATTCGGCTGGGAGTTATGGGAAGAAGCACCCGAAACCGCCGGGAAGGTGCGCTAACGTGAAGCGAACTTTCTTCTCTCCTTTCTCCTCTTTTCTTCAAACCCGAATTGGCACTTTCGAAAAGGCGGCGGGAACTGCCTCTAAAATGGGAAGAGGAGGTGAAGGTGCAAAATGAATCTGCTAAATGTTAGTTTAGGATTTTGTGCAGCCTTAGTCTATGCTTTCTTGGGCTATGCTTCACAGGAAAAAGCTTTCAGTTGGAAGAAATTCTTGCGCACCGTGGCGATTGGCACGTTTTCAGCGTTAGGCTTAGATATGGCTGGCATGACCTTCGATGTGTACTCTGCCTTGGTTGGTCCCACAGCTATAACAGTTTGGGTGCAAAAGCTAGTTGACACAGCCAAATCTTGAATCAATGGCGAAATTGACTCGTAACCATTTAAGGCAATCGCATCCAAAGTTTTATTTGATCTTTCAATTATCTGGTTTCAAGAGAGAAGGAAAATGCCAAAAAAAGTTGTTTTTCTAGTTTCAGTCTTGCTTCTTTTCAGGTTCTATGCGGTTTCTGTTTATGGATGGAGCAACGGCGGGTCTAGCAGTGAGCCGTTTGACCCTAAATATGGAACGCATGACTGGATTGCACACCATGCTTTGGACTGGCTCCCTTATGAAGAGAAACAGTGCATTCTGGACAATCTTGCAAGTTTTTTGTATGGGACTGAGCTGCCTGACAACGGATCTATTCCAGACGGCGTTGGCGACAAGGATAAACATCATGTTTACTATTTCGCTAATGGCTCGGTGCAGGAAGATGACTCTGCAGTTAGAGCGAGAGAGGAATACATCAACGCATCGAATCTTCTCAGGGCTGGCGACGTAATAGGCGCCGTGAGGAGACTTGGTATGGTTTGTCACTACATTAGCGACTTGGGGGTTTATGGACACGTGATGGGTTCTGAAACAGCTTGGGGAAGCGAAGATGATTCGGTTCATGGCAATTATGAAAGCTATGTGGACAGGCGAACGGAAAGCTACAGTGACGATTTTAACGTCTACCTTAGCTTTGACGGCGTTTTAGAAACAATTTCGGCTTACAATGCTTCTCTAAAGCTTGCTTTTGACACAACCTTCGACGATGATGGAGACTTGACATGCGTGTGGATGAGTCAAAACTATGACTGGAACAATCCAACGTTCAAGAACCGGTGTGGAGAATCACTCAACTTGGCCGTAAATCTGATTGCTGACGTTCTTCATACGTTCTATATGGAAGAGATAATTCCAGAGTTCCCGTCGATACTGACACTTCCTCTTCTCATTGTTGTTGCTACTTTTGTCATTTTATGTACGAAGAAAAGAATTCCAAGAAAAAGATGGTGACTCAAACCAATGTTTTTATTGGTTCGGAGTAGATTCAAATTTAGGCTTTTCTCGATTTCAAATCAATAATGCAACGACGATAACTTGTCTTAGCAACAATGCAAAACTATTAGCATTTATAGTAGTTAATGTAACCGTGAAATTAGGTGGGAATTGTGATGAAGAGCAGTCTTATCAAAAAGATACCACATATCACGATCGGCGTTTCAGATCTGAAAAAGTCCGTGTCTTTCTATCAAGATGTTCTTGGACTAGAAAAGCTGGGTGAATGGCAAGACTATGCAATCTTTGACGTAGCTGGAGCAACTCTGGGCTTGCAAACGAAAGCAAAGCTGGAAATTTGCCTACTTGTTGATGATGTTGACAAGGCCTATCGAAGTCTGAAAGATAAGGGAGCCACGTTTGTTACTGAGCCAAAAGATCAACCTTGGGGTGGTCGAGCCGCCACTATCGTTGATCCTGACGGAAACTCGGTCACTGTTGAATCGTTCCACTGTAAAGTCTGCGGCAAAGTCTGTGAAAGTTATCGCGAGCTTCTAGAGGAACACCTGAAGAAACACAAGTGACAAAGCATCTTGTGAATATCATTCTTAATGAACTTTGGGATAAGCTTCGCAGGTTCTTGGGAACTGTAAAGTATTTTGCAATAATGGCATAATAATAATATTTTTAAGAAATATTTCCTCAAATGGGATTTTCTGCTAAACAGGCAAAAATATGCCTTTTTTATTGTGAAAATTGTTTAAATTTGTCTTATTTTCCTTCTTGTGCTTGGAGACGAGGCTGTTTGGCGAGCGTATCTGCTGATGATGTTCGCGACGTAATAAATGTTGGTTCAGTAGAGATTCCAGATGCGAAAATTTTGAAGATGATTAAACGTGCAGAAGTCACTTTAGAACTTGAACTTGGCAAGGAAGTAGAATATGAAAACTGCACGGATGCCGAAAAGGAGTTCATCACAGTCTTGGCCGCTATTTATGCTATTTGCTATTTGACTGGCGGCTCTGCTGTTGGCTTAAACTTCAGCATTGGAGACCAAAACGTAAGCGTGCTCGGCAAAGCTCCACCTCTTGAGGTTCTGCAAGCTGAGCTTGACCGAATCTTGAGCGGTTTGAAGCAGCCGCATGTCAGGAGAGTGTAGCCTTGGGCTCTGTACCGGAAGCCTATTATCAGTTTGTGATGGATTATGCGCCCTATGCTTACGTTATTCCGCCAAACACTCCTGATTCGACTTTTGGTAAAGTTGCTTTCGCAGCAGCCTTCGCTATGGACTTCCTTTATGAAGCCCACTCTTCTAAACAGTTTGAAGATCGGAAAAATGCCATTTACAGCAAGATTGTGTCGCTTGCAGACTGGATTCTAACTCAACAGTGCACAGATAACGCCAAAGAAGCCTACGGCGCATTCAAGAGCAACGAAACAAGCACATACTACTATAGTGTAGACGCGTGCCGTGTTATACCCGCTCTTCTGAAAGCCTACGAGTTGACCAATGATACAGATTATCTGAACTCCGCCAGACTCGCAGGAGCGACATTTCTGAAAACAATGCAGGACGAGCAGACTTACGGAGGCTTCGCAAGAGCCGTCACAATCGATGATGCGTGGCTTCTTCAAATGGACATTGAATGCTTGTACGGGGTTGTCGGCTTGAAAATGCTTGCTCAAACGTACGATGCTGCAAACGCAAGCTTGTACGAATCTATGATGTCCAATGCTATTGGTTTCCTTCGCGAAGGCTTTGAGAATATTTGGCTCCATTACGACCCTGCAGATTCAAGCTGGCATCGTGTCGGCTTGACCGAAAATGAAGTGTACGACGACCCATTCGCTTATGCTTTGGTCGGTCTATACGATTACGAAGGCTGGAGTCTGACAGTTCAAAAAGCCTACAACTTCATAAACAACATCGGAGCATCTGCGCAATACCCAGCATACAACCCTGCAATTTGTTGGGCAGGCTACATAGATGTAATTTCACGTTCTGCAGCCTGCGACTACTATGATGTAGTTACAGCTGGAATTCTGTGGAAAATTCGCAAAAACCATGATAAGCCAAACTTCACGTTCAGTATGAAGATTATTGACAAGCACCAGAGCGAGTTCATGTTCTGGGGCATCAAACACGCCGACTATAGTTATGTGGAAAATAAACAGGCGATGGCTTCGGTCTGCTGGCTCGGTCTGTTATACCTCAACTACGAAGTACCCTTGACTCGCACAATGCAAATTTTGCGTAAATTCGGCGAGAATGTAACTCTTTTCTCTGTGCGCGAAACAGGAGACCAGGTGACTTATGGCGAGGCTATTGACATTCTAGCCAAAGTTTCTCCTGTCCGCGTGGATGAGGTTTTGTTGGAGCCTGGATATGTGATAAACGATTATCTCACAGTCTACACGTTCACTCCTTTGAGACAGCACGACAGAATCAGACGGAAAGGACAAGATTACGAGGTTTTGGGCGTTCAAGCCTTCGATTTCAAAGGCGAAACAGCCTACTTCAAGGCTTCGTGCAGGAGGCTTACGGGAACATGAGTGAACTTGAGGATCCCGTGACAACAGTTGTCAGGCTTCTCAGCAACAAAATGCAAGTTATCAAAGAAGACGGTGCAACTGCGAAAATCTGCATAAGCAGAGAATGGTGCAACCGCGAACTGTTCAATACTTATGATGGACAAGTTACTGTAGGCCTAGTAGAAAGCAGAGACACGAAAATTGAAATGTCTGGCACAGTCCGCAAGCGTTTAGGCTCCTTGCGTTTGAATGTCTGGGCGACCGACAGACCTGAAACATCAGATTCAGGCAGACTCCTGCGCAACAAAATCGTTGAAGAGATAAACCGTGTTGTGAGGCAGAACTGTAAAAAACCAAACGTGACAGAATATGATTTTGCTGGTTTAGGCTCCTTAGAAGACAACCGCCACAAGGCGTTTCACGCTGGAGCATCAACGGAGCTGTCTCCTAGACACGCAGAATGGACTGAGCTCACAAACGCTGAGTATGAGAAGATCTGGTACAGCGATGAAAGTCGCTATTCCAAAAGCCATACCGTTGATGGGGAATATGCCCTTACGCTTTTCTGCTTTAAAATTGAATCTCGAGAACAAACCGCTAAGAAAATTGTTTTAACCTTTGAAGGTTATGGCACAGCTCCAGCTGGAAATGGAATAACCGTGAAGGTCTGGAACCATGCTGCAGAGGATTGGCAGAACGCCCAATCTGGAACTGCAGGTGCAGACGAGACAATCACGATTGTTTTGGCTTCAGACTTGCCAGACTACATAGACAATGAAGGGTACGTTTGGCTTCTAGCAAGAACCACAAATCCAAGCAACGGAGCATCCGCAGCCACACTCTACTGCGATTACGTGAGTTGCACAATCACCGTTATTGGCATAACATACCTTGACATCGCAAGTTTTCGAGACGCTGATGAAGTGCGAGTTAAACCATTCATCTTTAGAACTGAATTCTTTCTCAAATCATGGTCCTTTGAAAACTTAGGAGGAATGCTCTAAAAAGGAGTGAAATAAAATGGTTGAAACCTATGGTGCACACGAAAGCCGCACATACTACGTGGAAGAAGCCGCTTACGGCACAACTCCAACAAACCCCTCGATGCTTGGCATCCCAGCCGAAAGCATAGAACCATCCGTAAACCCAAGTAACATTAGGCTTCGAGGCTTGGGCAACATAGACCTGCAAGCTGTTAAGAAAGGCTTAAGAGATGCCAGCCTGAAAGTTTCCTATCCGCTTCCAAGCGATGCGCCGATCAATTTTCTCCAATATGCAAAGGCTGAACTGAACAAGTCTCTAAGCATCCAAGCCTTATACTACAAAGGAGTCTTTGCTTCAGCCACAGACATTGTTTCGCTTCTTTTCACAGGCTGCAGATTCCAGAAAGTAACTGTTGAATGTAGCATAGAAGATGTTGTTAAGGCGAATGCTGAACTCACTGGGCAAAACATGACAGTGGGAACGGCAAAGATCACCGGAGCAACCTACGCAGAATATGCTGGAGCAGTTGTGTTCAATGAAAGCTATGTTAAAAAGGCAACGACCGTTCTCGACCGAGTGTCAGACTGGAAATTCACAATAGAAAACAACCTGAAACAAGTGCCTGTCATCCGCTCGACAAACGGTCATCTTCTAAAGTATTTGCCATACCGCCACAGAAGCCTAACAGGCGAGCTGACTTTCGAGTTTGAAAGCAAAGAGGAATTCGATGATGTTGTCAACGACACCGCTTTTGACTTAGAGTTTGGTCTCGGAGGCTCCAACAAAGCCGTTTTCACTGAATGTAAATGGGAAAATGTGTCTACACCAGTACGCATCGAAGATTTGATCGCGCTAAAGGCATCTTTTGTAGCCAAGGGTCCAGTTACGATTAGCTAGGAGGCTCAACCATGCGAACGCAAGTTCTAGAGCTCGATGAGCGGTTTGGCAAGCAGTATGCAGGAAGCTACGTTTTTCATGAGATATCTTGGGCTAAGCGCAGCCGAATAATTCAGAAATACACAAAATACAGCCAGATGACAGGACACATTCAAAGCAGCGATTATGTGGCTATTCAAGCTGAAACCATCTGGGCGAGCCTGAAACAGCAACCTCAACATAAACCGATCACTCTAGAGAAGCTGCTAAGCGACGAAGACGGCGTACCCATAGAGTTGGGCGAACTATTCAGCGAAATCGTGAATAGGCTTAACAGCGTAACGGTTGAAGAACAACGTTTTTTATTGGAGCGATCCGGAGAGGAAGACCACACCCAGCGCTCACAGAATATAGGCTGTGCAAAGAGTTCGGCTGGACACCAGAACACCTTGCTAGACAGTCAGCCAAGACCATCCAACAGTTCATTTTGATTTTGAATGAAACGGACAGGCAAGCGGAGGAAGAACGGTTGAAAACGGAGAGGGAGGCAAAGTGGCGATCGAGATAAAATGTGATGTTGAGGGCGTTGAAGAGTTCAAGGCTTCAATGGAGCACCTCGATTCTAGCATGCAAAGACAAGTTCATCAACAGTTGGCAAGCTGGGCTGCAGATATTGAATCTTTGGCGAAGCAAATCGTTCCTGTGCGAACAGGACACTTGAGGAGTACAATTTACGCCAGAATTAGCGAGTGGGTTGCAGAGGTTGGTGCTGAAGCTGATTATGCCTTGTTTGTTGAAATGGGCACTCGCTACGTGAGGGCACGCCCCTACCTTTACCCAGCAATCCAGGAGTATTTGCCCACGCTTGAGAACACAATACTTGAGGCTCTTGACATGGCTAAGGCGGAGGCTGGATCATAATGGCTTTCCGTGAGATCGCGGTCACCATAAGGGCTGTTAATCGTGCCAGCCATGAGTTTGCAAGAATCCATTCCGATGCTGAAGCCTTGTCGGTGCGAATTAAGAGTGTCGGTGCCGCCATAGCTGGTTTGGGAGCCACTGGCACTGCTATTGGACACATAGCTCATCAATTTGGCTTACTGAACGATCAGCAAGCCCGAGTGTTCAACTCAGCCATGATGATCCTCTCGGTAATGGGCATGTTTATGCGGACAAGCTGGGGGGTTGCCGTGGCTCAGAAAGCTTATTCGGCTGCTTGTTGGATTGCAGCCGCAGCTCAAAATGCATTGAACATCAGTTATGCGACTTTTCTTGCTTTGACAGGCGTGGGTATAGGCGTGATAATTGCGGCTGCTACTGCGATGTGGCACTTTGCCAGTCAAATGAATGCGGCAACCGCAAGTGTTAGAGGCTTCAACGAGGTGGCTTCTGAGATACCCATCTACGGTCGTAGTGTTCGGCGAAGTGGCGAGGAAGAAGCAATGTATAGGCGGGGTGTTGAATAGTGAGCGTTGATATTCCAAAAGTTTCTATTGCTTTTGGCTCTGTGGCTCCACCTCAAGGTGATGTTGTAGATTTGCATGTGCATTTGGGCTGCACAAATGAAGTGAGCAGTTTTGAGTGCCTTCTGCAAAATTGGGATGAGAAGTACAGCCAAGGTGGGTCTTATCCGATTGCTGTTGGCATGGACGGGCACATAGACATTGGAAGAGGATCAAGTGTTCCGCAGATCATAACGTGCCATGTTGAAAACGTCAAATACGAGTCCACACCAGTTGAACACCATGTTCGTGTTAGTGGACGATGCTGGGGCGAACGCCTTTTCCGAAGGGTTGTGACCGAAGCCTACGAAAACAGGAAAGGCGAAGAAATCGTTAAAGACTTGATTGACTACTTCGTGGGTCTCAGCCATGTTCGCGATTCAGCAGAGCTTATAGAAAACACGGACACGACTTACACCCAACTGGAATACGAGAATACGCCTGTCTTCGAGATCTTGAAATTTGTCGCTGGAAGCGCAGACAAAGCTGGCGTGATAGCCTTCGATTTTCGTGTTGCACCTGATGGGAAATTCGAATTTTTCCCACGGAACAGCAAGACTTCGTCTTTGATTCTCAGCGAGAAAATTGAAGCCAGCGAATACAGTAAAGACATTCACAACGTGAGAAACAAAGTCACAGTTTATGGCGCTGCCGACAAGTCTGTCCCATCAGACAAGGACGCTTGGACTGAAAGCCTAATACCCGCAGACGGTTCTTGGAGTGCAGTTTCAGGCGAAATAAGCCTCGACACAACAACAAAACTGAAGGGCGGTGGAAGCATCAAAACGTATGCTCAAAATCTTTATTACGCTTCATGCCAATTAACGTTGAACAGTGGCAAGGAAGTCGACTGTAATCTTTATTCTGTTTTGAGCTTTTGGTTTAGGCTTGAAAGCAGTTTCAATGGGAATGTCCAAGTGACTCTCTACGATACTGCAGACAAAAGCGCAGCTTACGTGTTGACTATAGGAGCTGACGAATGGTTCCAAAGACAGTTGAAAGTTGGCAGCTCAAATGCAGATGCATGGAATGTTCAGGGTGGTTTCGATTGGGCAAACATAAAGAAAATACGATTTGACTGTAATTTCAGCGTAGCTGGCACGGGAAACTTCTGGATTGACGGTTTATTTTTCGGTGGAAGACGCTACAGCGCAACGGAAGAAGACAGCGCGAGCCAAGCAGATTATGGATTAAGGGAGCTTGTTGATGTTGATGAGGAACTTTACACAGATAATGAGTGTGCGCTCAGAGCGAAGGCGATTCTCAATCATCTTAAAAACCCTGCCGAGCACATAGCAGTGCGAAGCACAATAATCGACTACGGAAATACTCCAATTCTGCCTGGAGGCAAGATTCACGTAGTTCTTCCAAACGAGAATGTGGACGCCGACTTCCGCATTCTAAGCGTAGAATACCACGTACATGCTAGCACGCAAACTCTTGAGATAACTTTGGAACTGGGAAGGGAAACGCCTCTTCTGGCTGATTACCTATACGCTCTGCGAAGTAAAACAGACCATCTCAGCAGACACAAAGTTGCGACGGTGATTTGATGAGTGACTCATGGACTGTTCCTTACGGACGATATGAAGAAGCCTTCAAAGCCATTCACAGTGCTTTGTCGCAGATTGCATCTCCACCGAGTGGCAGAAGAATAACGAAACTTGGTTTCATGTGGAATTCTGAGAAAACCTTAGCTAGGCTCGAAGCCTACGATGGTGAGACTCTTCTGTTCACACTGACTTTCTCTTGGAATACTGACGGCACTCTGAAGGAGGTAACACGAAGCGATGCCTGACAAAGCCTTAGTTATTCGAGACGACAAAGCGAAATTCAAAGACTTAGGGGATGTCCTAGCCATAGCTCGCGCTGAGGGCAAAAAACTGTTCAAAACCAAAGAGAACGTTTCTGTGGTTAGGATTTTTCTTGATGTTGAGGTCGGATGGATAGTGGTTGTGCGCTGTCCTATTAGGTCGGGTTGTTCAGATTCGCTGGTTGTAAGCGAGGGAGAAAAAACTGAGAAATGAGTTTGAGGAAAACTGTTCACGAAGAACATGGCAGATTCAGGCAACTGTGCTTGGCTGGCATAAACAGACGGATTGAGACTTGGCGCCCAATTCAAAACCTTACGCCCAAGCAGATGATGGATTCTTTGAACTTCGAGGTCATTGACGGCGTGGAAATGGCTCTTGTGAATACTGATGAAAAGCTCATCAACTTCGACGATTTGGTCGTCGATGCAGGGTTAAACGCACTTTGCGGACAAGCCTTCGAGGGAAGCGGAAGCAGACCAGCAGTTTTCAATTATGTTGCTGTAGGCACTGACAGCACTGCTCCTGCCGCTTCTCAGACTGCTCTGGGAGCTGAAGTCATGCGGGTTCAAGGAACATACACAAAAGATGCCGCCACAGGCGAGTGTAGCATGGACGCAACTTTCGACATAACGTCAACCTATGCCCTAAATGAATGCGGACTTTTCAACGCAAGCTCTGGCGGAACAATGCATTGCAGAGACACATACACAACAAAAAATGTCCAAAGTGGCGATACAGTCAAAGTGTATTACACGCCCAAATTCCAAAGACCTGCATAAAAGGAGGTTTTTCTTTTGGTGCTTGAGCGTGTGTATTCTGCCATTACGAAAGATAAGCAGATACCTCGCTCTCTTTTTATGGGTATCCCATCAATCGAGATGACGTTCATTCGACATTTTTTTGACGTTAACGGCGTCGTCAAAGTTTCTAACGAATGGGAAGACTCTTTTGCAATTAATCCGCCAAAATTCGGAGTCACAGTTCAAATAGAGCTTTACGAAGATTCTGAAAACGATGTTGTCGCCTACCACATTACAGCTAAGGATGTTGAAATATGGGTCTATTTCAGGTTTAGAGCCGACCTATATAAAGTGAAAATCTCAATCGAGGGCACTATACCTACAGCGGGCAAACTCAAGATTCCATTAACATCCGCAAAAACATTTTCTCTTAAAGCAAAATGTCTTATGTTTGGAACACATGATTGGAACACTGAAGAATTTCTAAGTGCTGTCGGCTTTGATTGGAATGACGTTGCAGTAAACGTGAGTTTTGATGATGTAAACAAAGATGTTGTTTTTGATGTTCAGCGTACTTTTAGCATCGACCCTAGTACAGTCGGGACTTCAACAACTGACCGTGCAACATGGGCAGCATTTCAACGTAAGTCGTTTTATGCGAGCGGGCGTTTTTGGGTGTTTTATGGTGACGGGTCAAACATGGTCTTCCGGTCAAGCACGGATGGGTCAACGTGGAGTGACCCGACAACTGTTAGAGCTGCAGGCGAAGGCCGAGACTTCAGCACATATTTTGATGGAACTTACGTGCATTATGCTTATGCCACAGGCACTTCAGGCGGAGCCCTAACATATCGTCGCGGGACTCCAAATAGTGACGGAACAATAACGTGGAGTGCAGACGAGCAAACAGCTTATCAGGCGACGGGCGAATGGGTTTTTTATCCATCGGTTACAGTTGATAGCAATGGCTACGCATGGATTGGCTTCTTGCATTATGACGCAGCATATCACCCATACGTAACAAAGTCAGGCAACAATGACGGGACATGGGGAACAACACCTTCAGGATTCCCTTATGAATTAACCAGTGCCACTTCTAGCAATAATTGGCATGTAAGCATTGTTACATTAACATCAGCGAAGATGCTTGCCATATACGCTTATTCAGGTGCTACAATAATAGCGAAAAGGTGGGATGGCTCATCATGGGGGTCTGAAGTGGCGACTACCTCAGCCATTGTGTATGGACAGCGACATTCTGCAGTTGCTCAAGGCGATAACGTCCATTTAGTATTTTGTAAAGTTTCAACTTATCCTATAATTCATACAGAATATGTTTACACTTCAGATTCCTTCAGCTCAGAAACAACAGTTCAAAGCAACATAGGCTCTTCAGGAGGGCCAGTTTTGAGCAGGAACACAGCTAATAATGATTTGTACTGTTTCTGGGCGGGCTCACCAACTGCAAAGCACATATATTACAAGAAACGCGTTAATGGAACGTGGGATACGGACCCCACAGATTGGATTACGGAAAGCGATAGCTTAACCGGCAATGATAGACTCACATGTTTCTACACAAGCTGCACCGCAAAAATAGGCTTGATTTATATGACTAAAACCGCATCTCCTTACAATATTCGCTTTGATTTCCTAACAATGGCAGGAGGACAAACATACGAGATTTTCGTTGATTCTGTTGCGGGATGTTCAGGTCTTCATGCGGAGAAGTGCGCCTTTGAAATGGCGAAGGATTCGTCGGTTGTTTTGGAAGCGTTTGAAGCGGCTGAAACGAGATTTAATGTTTTGAAGGATGCAGTTGCACATGCTTTGGCCAGTGTTTTGTTTGGGATGTCAATTCTGAAGGATGCAATTATTGCTGGTTCAGCAGCGCATTCAATTCAATTAGGCTTCACGATTCCGAAGGAGACGATTTTGAAAGCGGTTTCAGACCCTTCGATTCAATCCATATTTAATCTAAGTCAAGAAGCGGTTGTGAGGGTGTTTGCCGAAGTAAGCGTTTTGAAAGAGGGTGAAGTGAAGGTTACGAAGTTGTTTTTGATGCTTGGAGATTTATGTGTTCAGATCACGGGTGACTAGGGTTTTGAAGGGGTGGTTTTGGCTTGGGCAGGGCTGACGCTAAGAGGACTGTTGTTGAGGTTCGTGAGGATTTGCATAGAGAGATTAGGAAGTTGGCTTTGTTGAATAATCTGCGGATTTATGAGTTGACGAATGCGATTTTGGAGGAAGCGTTGAAAGAGCATGAAAAGATGAAGGCGATAATAAAGAGGTTGCGAATCTGATTTTCATTATTATTTTGTTTTGCTTGGAACTGGTGTTTTGGGTGCGTTTTTTGTTGTCGGCTTTTGTTTGAGGTTTGTTTTTTGTTGTGCGCTTTCGTGGGCTTTCTGTAGTTCTTGCATGTACCACATTCTGTCGCGGTGGTAGTGTACGCCTATTGCAATGCCTAGTATCATTAGGGATAGGCCGCTTATTATTAGGCTTAGTCCTAGGACGGCTCCTGCTGTTAGGTTTGGGTGGTATGGTATGAATAGGAGCCATTCGGGGATGCTTGTTAATGCTAGGTTTGTTACTATGCCGCCGACGAAGAAGAGGTCTCCTGCTAGGAACATGAGGCAGGCTTGGATTTCGTTTTGTCTGGATTGTTGGGCTTTTTCGTGTAAGTACTGTCTGAAGTCTAGTTCTATTTTGACGTGGGCCATTCTGACCGCTAATGTGTTAGATTTTGAACATGTACGTAAATCTTGTTAATTGCGAAATATTACGTGTGATAAGTAGTTTTAATTAGGATTCTGGGCGTGTTTTTCTATGATTTTTTGGATTTGGTTTAGGTTTTTGATTTTGTGTTGTCCACATTTGGAGTTGTAGCCGACTGTGATTATGCCGATTTTTCTTGCGCCTTTTAGTTCGTCGCAGGCGTCGCTTATGAAGAGTGTTTCTTGTGGTTTGACATCGAATTTTTTTAGGACTGTGTTGAAGGCTTTTTTGCTTGGTTTGTAGGCGCCTAAGTCATGTGATGTGTAGATTTCGTCGAATAGCGTATGGTTTACGCCGACGATTTGCATTTTTTCGATTTTTTCTTGTTTGCTGTCGATTGTGTCGCTTAGGACGGCGAGTTTTTGGTTTTTCTTGAGTTTTTTTAGTGTTTTGTTGATTCTTGGTGTTGCCTTGAATTTTGCCCATATTTCTTTTTTGTCGAGTTCATTCCATTCGGTTGTTAATTTTTTGAGTAGGCCGAGGTTTTCTAGCCATTTTTCGTTGGCTTGTTGTGCTGTTATTTTTCCTGTGGAGGCGAGTTTTTCAATTTTGGACCATATTTTGTCGCTTTTCTTGAGGTCGTGTATGCCATGTTTTGTGAGAAATTTTTTTACAGCTTCTTCTACTATTTTTATGCTTCCTTTGTAGAGTACGCCGCCTGCGTCGAAAATTATGAGTTTTATCACGTCGTGCTTAGTTGTTTGTTTTGGGATAATTGCTTTTCTTCTCTTAGGTTTTCTCTCCGTATAAGACTAGGTGTCTTGATAATCCTTTGACTGAGGGTTCTTTGCTCATTCTTAGTAGTATTTCAGTCGTTTGCTGGAAGAGTTTTTTGTTCCATCTACGGGATTTTAGAACTTTTTTTGGGATGGAGAGGTATTCTAGCATGCCGCAGACGGCGTAGATTTCGATGACTTTGATTCCTTCTTTCTCGAAGAGTTTTTTTGCTTCTTCTGGGCTGACGGCAATGTGTTTCTCTTTGTCATTGTAGACGTAGCTTGGTTTTGATTTGAGTAGGGCGAGAGCGGATTCTGGGTCTTCGTGAAATTTGCTGATGGCTGCTGCGTATTTGTTTATTAGGAATATGGAGATTTTGCCTGGCTTCTTTGTTACTCGGGTGAGTTCTTTTGCGGCTTCTATCATTCCGTCCCAGCAGATGACGAAGTCGAAGGTTTCGTCGGGGAAGCGGAGTTTGTGTACGTCGCATTTTGAGATTTTTACTTTGTTTAGGACGCCTTCTTTTTGTAGTTTTTGTTTTGCTACGTTTAGCATGGCGGGTGAGATGTCGCAGAGCGTAACAGAGTATCCCATTTTTGCCAGTGGTAGCGTTATTCTTCCTGTGCCGCCTGCTGCGTCTAGGATTTTGGCTTTTTTGTTTTTTGGGAGGTATCCTTTTAGGAGTGTCCAGTCTACGTGGTGTTCGACTGCTCCTCTGAAGGTTTTGTACCATTCGTCATATCTCTGGGCGTGCTCGTCCCACTTTGGCATTTTTCTTTCTCCTTGGCTATTTGTTAGGTGGAACTTTACATAAACTTCACCGTGGTTGAAGGGAAATGTTTCTTAAGGCTGTGCTGTGCTAATTGCTTTGTTAGAGGTGTTCCGTGGTTTGGATAAGGATGTGGAGCGGTTGGGGCGCCTTAAACCTGAGGAGAAGGTGAATTTGGCTATTGGCATGTCTGATGTTTGTGTTCGGGTTTGTGCTGATGGTGTTAGGGATCAGAATCCAGGCATCAGCGAGGAGGAGCTTATTGAGCGTGTTAGGGAAAGACTGATGTTTGGTAGAAGACGAAAAAGTGGGGTTTAGGGTTTTGGAAGGTTTTGAGGGTTTTGTTAGAAGGGTTGTTGGGTGTTTCAATGCGGTTGGGCTGGATTACATGTTTACTGGGGCTTTCGCTGTGAGTTATTATGGTAGAGCGAGGACTACGACGAATGTGGATGCTGTTGCGGTTTCCATGGAATGAATTTTAATTCAATATCCAGCGTACAGAAATGTTAAATCTCTGGAATGTTTGTTGATTAAACGATGAAGAATGAGCAGTCAAGATGTAGATAAAAAACTTAAAAGGATAGAAAAGAAAATCTCACAAATCTTTGGAATTTTGAAAAGAATGGAAAATAAAATCGATAAAGCATCAACAAAATGACCTTTATTTTTCAGCTGAAAATTGACTTGTTCAGACATCCTCTGAAGATAACGCGGTGTTTCACCTCGGGGTAAAGATTTAAATACTTAACATACAGTAAACTTTAATGAGTAATATGAAAAGTGACGGACAAACTGAAATATTGCTGGCTTTGCATAGAATAGAAGATAGATTACAGGAAATCGCTGAGATTCTGAGAGTGGGACATAAAGAAGCAATTGAAGCTACCCAAAGGAAAGCCATTGCAGGGTCTCCATTGCGAAAGAAAATCTATAATCTGTGTGATGGTAATCGGTCTGTAAGTGAGATAGCTAGAATTCTCGACAAATCAATTCAACAAATCAGCAATAATATTGCCTTGCTTCAAAGTGCGGGTCTCATCGAGGAAGTAAGAAGAGGCAAAGAGAAATGCTATGTCAAAACGAGGTGATTTTATGGAACATAAACAATTCACAGGAATTGTAGAAAGACTTGACAAATTGATTCGAATAGTTGCTCTTTCAAGCACGAAAGGTCTTACGTTAACGGAAAAGATATCCATGCTTCATCAAGCAGGATTCGCCCCTAAAGAAATTGCCGACATACTTGCCACAACTGCGAATGTTGTCAATGTTAGACTTTCGGAAATGCGTAAACGGGGGTTCAAGAAATGAAAAAGAAAAAAGATGCCATTTGCGATGAGGAGGCAATAAAGAATCTTTTGATTGTATACCTCCTCAAAGATGGCGTAGACCCAAAAATCATTGAAACAGCAACTGGAATCGGAGAGAAGACGATAAGAAACAAATTCCCAATGAAAGAAATCAAGAAACAGAAGGAGGAAAAAAAGTGAGCAAAGGGCAGTCTGACCCAATAATAGACAAACTCAACACGCTAATCAAAATCACGATGGCAAGTGCTTTCAAAGAAGAGTCAAAGGAACGGAGAATACTCATTCTTTCGGGTTTGGGAATTCAGCGGAACGAAGTTGCGGAAATAGTAGGGACAACAGTCAAGTACGTTGACAAGGTGAAGTATGAAGCCAAGAAGAAAGAGGAGCAGAAGAAAAAGCAGAAGGGAGACAAATCAAAAGTCATTGCAAAACAACCAAAAGAAAATGTTGAGAAACATGATGAGGGAAAAGCAGTTTAAAGAATTGATGAATTCTTTGAAAAGCATAGAAACCAAACTAGATGTTCTTGTTAGTCTTCAAAAAGCAAGTATGCCTAAACCGAAGATACCACCAGAAGAAGAGAGCATTTTGAAATTATGTGATGGTAGACATACTATTGAGGACATGGTAAGAGAAACTGGGAAAAAGAGCAGTTATGTACGGAAAATCTTAACGGAATTAAGGAAGAAGGGAGCTATTGTGTCTAAGAGATCTGAAGGAAAAGTTATTCATAGGAAGGTTTAGACAGAATGAGTACAAGCAAGGACTTAAACGAAAAACTTGGGCAAATTGCCAAAAAACTAGACATACTTATAGTGGCTCAATTGGCTAAATCTGGTTTGACAAGGAAGGAAGTCGCAGACGTATTGGGCGTAAGCGAGAAAACTATAGAACGAATGCTTCCTTTTGCGAAACTTTCACAGAGACGTAGAGAGAAATGAAAAAGGAAGAGTTAGACCCTAGAATTTTCGAATGGCTCAAAAAAAGACTGAAAGGAAAGGTTTCAGAGCACACAATACGACCCGCTGTATCAAGGATAAGAAGAAAAGACCCCTCTTTGACCCTTAATGCGGCGGCGGAAGTTTTCGCTAGTAGGTACAATGAAAGTGTGCAGAAATTCTTCAATGAACGAGACAGAGATACTTTCAAAACTACAAAAATTGAGAAAGTGAGCATCAAGTCTTCTAGACCAAGAAGCAGACGAGAAATAATCATAATCGCAAGATATGACACCGATGATAAAATGTTGAAAGCACATCTAGAAGAGATTAACAAAACATACACATTTGGTTGCTATACTGGGACTTTCATTCTATGCAGAAAAGTGTTAGAGAATCTGATAATCCATCACATCTTGAAGAAGAAATATCCGACAAAATCCCAACAACACAGAGAGAAATATTTTGACAGAGGCAGAGGAAGATTTCTTGACTTCAATAAACTACTATTGAATTTGCGAGATTCATCAAATGATTTCGACTCAGAGAAGCAACTTGTGGAAAGAATTTGTGATTTAGCAGACGGGTTCAAAGAGACAGCCAACGAAATGACTCATTCATTATATCATATAGCCCGAAAAAAGGAAATAGATGAGAAAGATTTTCAGCAAATACTAGACCTAATTGAAGAACTTGAAAAAAGCATCACATAACGGGAAACTAAAAGCTCTCAGTTAATCTTATTGAGTTTCACATTTCTAGTTAATTTATTAATTTGTGAATTGGTAAATTTCGCTCTTCTTTATATTCTCTCTACGTTCTCGTTTTCTCTTGAGGATAAACGCATGAAGGAGGTTGTTAAGCAAGTTAAAGGCTTAAGCCTCGGCGACCTGTGCAGGGTTGACTGGTTTGACGCCAGTATAGGCAAAAGTCTCAGTGGCGGCTTAAGCGGCATAGACGTTCCTGTCCAAAGCTGGGGCATATTCCTAGGCGTTCTAGGCGAAAAAAACAAGCACATAATCCTAGCCCAAAACAGTTTCCGCTACTCAGACGGCGTCTACGATATAGACTATACGGCTGTTCCAGTCGCATGGGCAACCAACATAACCACCATAACCAAAAACCATGTCCCACCAGAAGAAGCCAAACACCTACTAAACAGCTTCCTAGCAGGAGGAAAACGCACCAGCATCCGCGGCAAAAAACAACAGAGGCTGAAAAACCATGAAAGACTGGATTAAAAAAGCGTTAACAAAGACAATTCAGCCAAAAGGCAGAGGCTCACCAACAATAATAGAACCAGACCCAAAACTCGTCTACGGCGTAAAATTCGCAGTAGCCATGACCATAAGCCTATCAGCATTAGAAATCGCCCACATGCTAATCTTACGCGTCTGGAACAGCGAAATCTTCGCAGCAATAACAGGCTTAACAGGAACAATAAGCGGCATCCTAATCACACAAAAAACGTGAACCACATGACAGAACCACAAATTCAACCTATATATAAGGGGGGTCTAGACCAAACAGAGAGCAAAACCCGAACCGCTAAAGAACTCATCGAAACTGAATGGAAAATCATAGACACACTCCAAAATCTCGCCGAAAAAGCCCGCTACGAAAAAACAAAAGGCTTCTACTTCCAGACCCTCGCAAGCCACATACGCACATTATCAATGCTTCTCAAACTCCACGGACAACCAGACCAAACCCAAGACCTAGCAAAACTCCTAAGCCAAATCCAAACCCAAGCAAAAACACTCGCAAAAAGGCTCAAAAAATGCAAAACCACACAAACGCACTAACACAACTCAAACAAAACCCAACACTATTCGCACAACTCCTCCTAAACTTCAAACCATTCGCCTACCAAGAAAAACTCCTAACAGACAAATCAAACCGCATAATCGCATGCATGGGAAGACAAACAGGCAAAACAACAACAATAGCCGCAAAAGCAATACACTACGCATACACAAACCCAAACACAACAACCCTCATAATCACACCCTCACTCAGACAAAGCATGATAATGTTCGACAAAATCCTCACACTAACACACCAAAACCCACTCCTCACAAAAAGCATAACACGCAAAACACGCACAATAATCCAACTCACAAACAACAGCCAAATAATAGCACTACCATGCAGCGAACACCTACTACGCGGATACACAGCAAACCTAACAATCTGCGACGAAGCAGCATTCATACCAGAACAAATCATAACAGAAATCATCTTCCCAATGCTAAGCACAACAAAAGGAACAGCAATATTCCTAAGCACACCCTGGGGACAAAACCACTTCTTCCACAAAGCCTACACAAACCCACAATACAGCACCCACAAAACAAAATCAAACGAAAACCCACTAATCCCACAACAATTCCTACAAGAAATGCAACAAAACATGACAAAAGAAGCCTACAAGCGCGAATACGAAGCAGAATTCACAGAAGACACAAACACCTACTTCCCACAAGACCTAATCCGAAAAACCATAGAACTCGCCCAAAAACTCACACTAGAACCATACACAAACCTAGAACAACAAATCCAAAAAGGCAAACACTACGCAGGCATCGACCTCGCAAAACTACAAGACCAAACCGCAATAGCAATCGTAAACACAGAAGAAAACACAACAAAACTCGTCTACATCCACGAATTCCCAACCCAAACACCCTACACAGAAGTAATCGGACACCTAAAAAGAGCCCACACAAAATTCAACCTCCAAAAAACCCTAATCGACCAAACAGGAATCGGCGAACCCATACTAGAAGAAATCCAAAACCAAAACATAACCAACGCAGAAGGCATAAAATTCACAACACAAGCAAAAGAACAACTCCTCACAAACCTAAAACTCGCAATGGAACAACAAAAACTCGCAATACCATACAACAGACGCCTAATCCAACAAATAAACCAACAACAATACACATACACAAAAACAGGCCACATCCAATTCACCCACCCGCCAAACGCTCAAGATGACATGCTCTGGGCACTCGCCCTTGCTGTAACAGCAGCAAAAACAGAACCAACACCAAACCTCTGGATCATCGCAAGAATGAGCAAAGACAAAACAAAACTCCAACAACTCCGAAAAAAGCTTACAAAACACTAAACAACAGGCATATCAAGATGACGCGCAGACGCGAATACTTCAAAATCACAAAACTTGCAAGAACATACAACCGCAAAACTGGCAAATTCACCTTTAACATAGCCTATGAAACAACAACAACCATAACGCCACGAACAAAAAACATCGCAGAAGCCTTCGGCTTAGGCATAGATCAAACTCAAAAATTCATCTTATACGACAACGTCGAACTTAAAATCGCACCGACAGACATAATTCTCATAACCGGCGACTCAGGGTCAGGCAAAAGCGTTCTTTTAAGGGCCATAAAGCAAGATCTAGCTCGAGAAGCCTTAGACAGCATAGAAATGCGCGTAGATGAAGACAAACCAATAATCGACACCATAGGCAAAACGTTCAACAAAGCCCTTGAACTATTAACAAAAGTGGGCCTAAATGACGCATTCTTGTTTCTCAGGAGATACAACGAGCTAAGCGATGGACAGAAATATCGTTATCGTTTGGCCAAGTTGATGGAGTCGGGTAGGCAGTGGTGGGTTATGGATGAGTTTTGTTCTGTGCTTGATCGTGATACGGCTAAGATTGTGGCTTTTAATGTTCAGAAGGTTGCGAGGCGGGATGGAAAGGCTGTGATTGCGGCTACGACTCATATGGATCTTTTTGAGGATTTTAGGCCTAGTGTGCATGTTCATAAGCGTTTTGGGAAGGAGGTGATTGTGAATTATTTTGCGAATGTTTTGGCTGATGAGTGTAGTCTTGTAAGGGATGTGCGGGTTGAGGAAGGGGTTTTTGCGGATTATAAGAGGCTTAGTGTTTTTCATTATAGAGGAAGTAGGTGTCCGCCTCCGCGTAAGATTTTCAGGTTGGTGCGTAAAGATGAGCTTTGTGGTGTGATTGTGTATGGTTGTCCGCCGCCTTTTACGGTTGGTAGGAGTAGGGTTTGGAAGGGTGATTTTGAACAGTTGCAGAGGGAGGTGAGTACTATAACGAGGGTTATTGTGCATCCGAAGTATAGGTCAACGGGTCTGGGTGTAAAGCTTGTTAGGGAAACTTTGCCGTTGGCTGGAACGCCATGTGTTGAGACGTTGGCTGTTATGGCGAGGTATAATCCTTTTTTTGAGAAGGCTGGTATGCAGAAGGTGGTGGAGAGTAAGCCGAGTGGGAATGTGTTGGGTGCTATTGAGTGTTTGCGGGGGTTGGGTTTTGATCCTGTGATGTTGGGGAGTGTGAGCCAAAACTTGTGCAAGATTAAGCTTGTTGGAAAAGGTAGAGTTGTGGAGGTTCTTGAGGAGCTGTCGCGGAAGGAGGGTTCTGTGCGGAAAAGGCTTGTGGGTTCGGGAAGGGTGTATCCGAGCCAGAGAGATTTTGTTGAGAAGGTTAGAGGGTTGGATGAGGAAGGTTTGGCCGCTGCTTTGAAGAGGCTTGCTTTTTTGGCGCAGTCGAAAGTTTATTTGTTTTGGTCTCGGATGGATGGGGCTGTTCGCTTCGGAGAGGGTTGAGGGTGTTTTTGGCGTTTTAAGAGTGTTGAAGTTGTGGCGTGTATTGAAGAATTGTGAAGTTTAAGTTTGAATCTTAGCTTAGAAGGTTTTTGGGGCTTTTGGCCTCTGTTGTGCTCAAGTGTCTAGACCCCCCTTATATATAGATTGAATTTTTGGTTAGATTGCTGCCGTGTTAGTGAAAGCTAAGCTCTGTGAGAGGCTAGACCCCTCCCTTATAAATAGATTGAAACCTAAAGTTCATAGCTGTATCGTAAGCTACATTCTCTCCAAAATAAGGAAGATTAGCATGTAAGTATCATATTACGAGTAAGACAATGGTCTAGTTTAGCTATTAAAAGTATCAGATAAGAGGTTTTGATGTGCTTATGGGTCGAGTGTTCCATAATATTTCGAGGCTATTGCTATGTCTTTTCCCTCTATCATTCCGTCGCAGTTTATGTCGGCGTTTGGCACGTACCCAGACTGTCCAATTCTGGTGTCATAAGCCTTAGAAACCAACGCAATATCCTTCCCTTCACATTTGAAGTCTCCATTAACATCGCCCAGTATAGTCACAATAATCCAGCCATCTACGAGTGTGTTGTCTGCAATGTATATTTCTTCATAGACCGTATCTGCTATGGCTTTTATGGTGTAGTTGCCCTTAGCAAAGCCAGTGGTGTTCCAAGTGAAGGTGACGGCTATAGAGTTTCCACTTGTTAGGGTTATGGTTGTGTAGTTTTTTCCGTCTGGCAAGGTGATGGCTGTTTCATTGCTGTAGGTAGTTACATTGAAGGTTTCTGTGTAGGTGCCTTGATTTGCCACTGTAACGCTTATGTTCATGCTGTAGCCTTGGCCAACGACAGTTTTCGAAGATGAAACGTCAGTAATAGCTACGTCATGGACGGGAGGTGCAACCTTAATCAGCCAGAAATCACTTCCACCAGCACCAAAAGAGCTTGTTTGGCCTGCTAATGCGTAGCCTCCATCACTAGTCTGAACCACACACCAACCAATCTCACCACTTGTTCCTCCGTATGTTTGGTTCCACTCCATGTCTCCACTCGAGTTAGTCTTTACCAGCCAAAAATCACTTGAACCAGCGCCAAAAGAGTTCGTGTAGCCTACTATTGCGTATCCTTCGTCGTTTGTCTGAACCACAGACCATGCGAAATCCTCACCAGTTCCTCCGTATGTTTGGTTCCACTCCATTTTACCACTCGTGTCAGTCTTTACCAGCCAAAAATCATAGTAGCTAACACTGCCTGCTAATGCGTATCCTCCATCACTAGTCTGAGCCACAGACAAAGCAACCTCATAGCCCGCCCCCCCATATGTTTGGTTCCACTCCATGTCTCCACTCGAGTTAGTCTTTACCAGCCAAAAATCATGAGAACCAGAAGACGTTGTGAATCCTGCTATTGCGTATCCTCCATCACTAGTCTGAACCACAGATTCAGCCCACTCACTGCCCGTTCCTGCGTATGTTTGGCTCCACTCTACGTCGCCAGTTGCATTAGTCTTAACTAGCAAGAAATCCTCAGAGCTCGTGTAACCTGCTAGCGCATATCCTCCATCGCTAGTCTGAACTAAGGATTCACCCTGTCCGAAGGTGCCCACTACTCCGTATGTTTGGCTCCACTCCATGTTACCAGTCGAGTCAGTCTTAACTAGCCAAAAATCACCAGTGTTCGTATCACCCGCCATTGCGTATCCTCCGTCACTCGCCTGAACCACACACCACCCCCACTCCTCTTCGTCTGCTTTTCCGAATGTTCTGTTCCACTCCATGTATCCATACGAATCAACCTTGACCAGCCAGGAATCACCCAATCCCTCAGGAGGCCATACAATTCCTGATAATGCGTATCCTCCATCACTAGTCTTAACCACAGACAAAGCAACCTCACTACTATCTGCTCCTCCATATGTTCTGTTCCACTGTGTTGGTGGCGGCTCAGAGAGTATATCTTTTTCTTGCTGTATTGGATGTGTTGGCGAGTCGACGCTTCCATCAGTCCCAAATATGGTTCCGCTTGCTTTAACTGGTTGAATAACAAATGCCAACGTTAGCATACGGATTATTAGCAGTGTCAGCATCATTCCATAAACTATCTTCTTTAACAATTTCCTTTCTTCCAAATTTCTTATAGTTTCATCTCGAAATAACATTTGTGGTAAAATCTTCTATTGCTCCTGATGTATTTGTTTATAGAAGATTTCTTCAAAAGGCAGATAACTAATTGCCAGTAATATTTATGGTACATTCGAGGAGGGAAGAGGAGGTGATATTATGGTAATAAAGAAGGATTTGATTATTGCTGTACTAGCTACGTTCTGTCTGACAGCAACACTATTTAGCATAATACCTACAAAGAGTTCACCAGACTCAGGAGAATATGACCCATGGGTTGACATAACAGATGATGGAAAAATAGATGGCAAAGATATTGCTCTCGTATCAAAGCTCTTCGGAACACTTGGAACCCCAATAAACAAAACAGCTTTACTACTTGAATTACAGGCTAGAATAGACAATTTGAATGCTTCACTTCTTGATTTAGAGGCATATCTAGAGACAAGAATGACAACTTTGGAAACCTCACTTGTTGCTCTAGAAGCTAGAATCTGTGAATTAGAGATCTTAATAGAGATTCTGAATGCCACTAAATTAGGAAAACCAGATTACGATAGTAACTGGACTTCCATTAACCCAAATAGCTATGTAATTTTCGAACATAATTTAAACACTACGCATGTTCTAGTTTACATGATAGGTAAATACAGTGATTCTGCTTCACCCTACATCCACCAAATAGACTATGGCGGAGAGTGGTGTACTACTACTCACACTGGTGCTTGGTGGTGCGACTTAACAAATATGACTATTAGAGTACACAGACGTGATAATGACGCAGGTTGGAACTATGTTCGTGTCCTGATTTGGAAATTATCATAG